TAATGGTAGACCACTTATTAACTCCTTACCGATTGCTTGAACTATGATAATAGGCAAACTAGATAGAAAGTTAAAACTATACACACAGACTTACTCGACTAACGCTTATGGCGAGAGAGTAGTATCTGATAATAGTTACGTTACCATTTATGCAGACTTTGACTTCAAAGGTGGCAACACTAACTTCGATGCTGATGCCTTAATCAATGACGAGCGTATAGAGTGCTTAATAAGATACAGAACTAACATAGGAGTAAGTCCTCAATACTTTATCTCTAATGGCTCTACTAATTATTCTATCAAGAGCATAAAGGAAGTAGGTCGTAAAGATGCTATGGTGCTTTTATTAGAGAAGAATGACGTAGTAGACTTATCACAAACGGCTCCTAATCAATTTGTCTTCACTATTGACACAGAGAATACATCTAGTGGCTCTAGCTTGAACACTCAATTTATGATGCCTTTAGTTAGTGGAGGTAGTTATAACGCTACGGTAAACTGGGGAGATGGCTCTAGCGATACAATAACAAGTTACAATCAACAAGAGGTAACACACACTTATAGTAGTGCTGGACAATACGAAGTAAGCAT